CGCTCTTGGGGCGGTTCTTCATGGCGCGCTTCAAGAGCTTGCCGCCCTTGTCGGCCTTGTTGAACTCCTTGGCGACCTTCACCGGCACGCCCACCTTCTTGGCAAACTCCTTGGAGTGCGCGGCGGCTGCCATGAGGCGGGCTTGTTTTTGAGATTTGCTGGGCATATAGTCACCCTATGAACACAAAAGACACAAAAGAGATTGTAATCATAATTGGAAACAATGTCGCCCGTGTGCCAAGTAAAACCTGGTTGGCGCTATTGAAAGCCGCCGGACTTGTAATTGATACAGGCGATATGTATCCGTTGCTTGATAAGGTTATTTCTGCAGACGAACTTCATAAAGTAAAAGATTTAAAAATTACTCTTGATGGTTATAGCGATTCGTCGTCTTGACCCAATAGAGCGGCCGTGCCTACGCCAGCTGCTCCTATCCCATACATCGGGCCCAATTTCCTTATCAAATTTCTTTTTACGACTTCTTCTGGCGTTAAGCCGGTAATCCGAGCTGTTCGCTCAATAGCCTCGTTGACGTGTTGAATCATCGGCTTTCCAGAAACTCCTTTCAAGGCGGCCCACATAACGTCTTGAGCTTCTGCGGCAGGCACTTTGTTTTGCTTCGCTATATCAGCGACCACGCCTTCCATAATTCCGTAAGAATCCCCAGGCGGCACTAACAGCCCTTTCTCAAAGCCTCCGCTCATTTGCTCGTCAATGGTCGCCCTGCCGCGATGCCCTTGAAAGTTTGCTGAAAAATTAAATCGCTTTGGTGTTTCAGAGGCTACAAAATCTCTCCCTTGATTGATGACCTTATCGTACATACGCATATTCCCGCCAGCGAATCTTCCGCCGATCGGGAAAGGGAGGTCATACGCATTCTCTGGAATTGGCTCACCCCGAGCTCGCATGAAATTTCCATAATGCGCCATCAATAAGTTATCTGTCGGGTTTGCGCCGCCAGTAGTTGCAGCCATTGCATCAGCAAACTCAGTTTTGAATGCTTTTCTTCCTGCATCCTCTCCAAGCTCGTCAATATATGCTTTTTCAAGCTGCCCCATTGCATACCATTGTCTGGCATTAGGATCAACATTGCCTCTTGTAAATGCGTCTTGAAGTCTTTGACGAATCTCTGGTGTATCAAAACGCTCTTTATATTTGTCGATTGTAGCTTGCTTTTTAGGCATCGCGTCTACGAGTGTATTTCCAGCAAGAGGGTAGTTTTCTGGGTTAACGTAAAACCTCTCGTTAATATTGAAATAAGGGGCGTAATTCCCCTCATCAATTTCTTTTTGAGCAGACTTTCTTGCTTTCTGAACAGCCTTTGCCTCTTCAGAAAGATCTTTGCCTTGAAATTCCTTTCCTGTTTTTGGGTCTATTTTTGAAACAGGAGGCGCTCTCTCAGGGTATTCAGAAGATATTTTTTTCTGGTCATATCCAAGCAAATCTTTAGTTTTATCTTTTGCTTTTTTCCCTGCCTTTGCTGCCTTTGCCGCAGCAGACGCTACCGGCTTACCGGCAAATGGGACTACTCCTGCCGCGGCCTGCAATGCACCTAAAGAAACGTCAAGAAGACCTCGCCCAAGATCTCCACCTTTAATTTCTGACGCCCCTTCCCGCGCAGTCATCCCGCCTTCTTGCACATCAAAAATTCCCCCAAAAACTTGAGACACGCGCTCTGCCGCGCCCCTTGCTTCAGAGTCGGAATATCCTGCCTTTTTAAGAGCAGAAGTCGTGCTGTCAACAAGCCTCTGCCGAAGCGTCGGCCTATATGGTCCTACTTCAGCCACCCTTCGTCCCTCGGTATCTCTCCAACAACCGCCGCCCCTTGGCGACGGCGCTGGCCTTGTCTCCACGGTGCCCCCACGCCTCGAGGCTTAACTTGAGGCGCGTCTTGTCGCCCTGCTCGTCCACCAGGAGCCCGGGCATCGAGCCCATACGCGTCAGGAACGAACCCTTGCGGCGCATCTCCTGCGGAGAGTCCGGCGCTCCCTTGACGGGCGCCTTCAGCGTGCCGCCGGTCTGCGCCTTGTACGACGCGCGCCCCTTGGCATTCAATCCGCCGCGCGGGTTCTTCCCGGCGGCGCGCTGCCACGCCGGCGTCTTCACCCGCGCTTCTTCGCCGTCTTCTTCGAGGCCTTGAAGGCCGCGGCGGTCGGCGCGCCCTTGGCGCCAGGCTTGCGCATCTTCTCGCCGCTGCCGGCGGCGATCCGCGCGCGCTTGGCGTTTATGTTGGCATAGAGTCCGGGCTTCATGGCATGAACCTCTCGTGTTAAAAAATCGTCAGAAGTCTAACTCAAGCATCTCCCGGCTGCTGCGGGCGAACGGGGAAAACTTCGGCGCTATGTTGAGCGGGATGTACTGCTCCGGCTCCATATAGGACGGAGCAGGCGGAATGTACTGGATTGGCTCCGCATAGGACGGAGCGGGCGGGGTGTACTGCATTGGCTCCATATAGGACGGAGCAGGCGGGGTGTACTGCATTGGCTCCATATAGGACGGAGCAGGCGGAATGTACTGGATTGGCTCCGCATAGGACGGAGCGGGTGGGGTGTACTGCATTGGCTCCGTGTAGGTCGGAGCGGGCGGGGTGTACGGCGCTGGCGCATACGCCGGAGCCGACTGCACCGGCGTGTCCTGCATCTGCACCGGCATGATGGAATCAAAACCCTGCACGGCAGGCGCCGACGGCGCCTCGCTCTTGGCCGGCAGGGCTTGATCAAAAGGGAACGAAAAGCCCCCCATGTACGGCTGCGGCATCACAGCTGGGCGCATCATCAAATCGGGCTGCGGCGTGACCGGCCCCATCTCGATACGCTGGTTGGCGGCACCCGGCTGGTACGCGCCGCCGCCGATCGGCATCGGCTGCGGCTGCGGCTGAGGCGGCTGCTCCGGCTGGAAGAGGTCCTCGAACATCTGCCGCCGTCGGCGCATCCGGCCGCCCATCCCGCCGCCACGGCGACCACCGCCGCCGAAGCCGAAGCCGCCGCCATACCCGCCGCCAAAAAAGGAGGTCGCCGCGAACGGGTCGAAGGCAGGCCCGCCATAGTACTGCTGCGAGAAGTAGCGGGAGAATGCGTCGTTGATGGTCGGCTCGTAGGCCGGCGCGCGCATCCCGCCGCCGTAGCCGCCGAAGCCGCCGAAGCCACCGCCGCCGCCCATGTCATAGCCGCCGAATTGCGTGCCATAGCCGCCGCCGCCGAACGGGTTGTATCCGCCCATGCCGCCGCCATAGCCACCCATGTCGTCAGTAAATCGCCCGGCAAATGATGGCCCGTAGTCCTGCCTCAACCCCATGCCGCCGCTGTAGCCGCCGTAGCCCATCGGCGAGGCCTGCTGTCTCTGCCCCATGAATGCGCTGCTCATATTAGACGGCCTCCGCGCCGCTGATGTATACCGTTATGTGGTTAGCGTCGCTGCCCTTCACCTGGATCGTGTCCCCGGCGTTCATTATCTGCAGCCCGGTCCACCTGTGCGTGGTGTGGGCGCTCATCTGAAAATCGCTAAATATCTCGAACGCTACGCCTGCGGTCTGGCCGGTTGGCACAATCGCCACAAACGCCTTGCTGTTGCCTGAGTGCGCGTTGCACAGGTTGATGTCCTTGATGTACGCGCGCTTGTCCGCCGGGCAGGTGTACACGGTCGCGTAACTGGTCGTCAGTTGCGCGCGCCCAAGGCGCAGGCCCACGATGTCTTGGAAGTTCGCCATCAGTTCACCGAGATCCAATGCAAAACATTCAAGCTATGAATAGCCGGCAAGATTTCGCGGTTCACATTGTCGATCTGCGTGAAGTACAGCCGGTTCTGGTTCTGGAATTGGTTGATGTACTGCGGCGCGTAACCCTGCGGGGCAGGGTTGGGGACGGGCGCAGAAAACGGGTTCAGCTCCTTCACTACGCCCACCCTCTTGCCGGATTAGTAGGCACATTGATTGCTATTTTGTTAAGCATATTAACATCAAAATTGCTTGCATCTATAACACGCAAATTAGCATGAAAACCGTCTAGCAGTTTCATCTCCAACACTTCGCCCTCATTCCCTCGCAGCATCTTGCCGGTCGGCGCGTAGATCGCGCCTATGACATCGAGCGCGTACCTGTGCGCGTCCGTGACATGGTAGCCGTCCTCGCCTTGGGTCACGACCCCTGCCGCCTCTAGTGCGCTGTAGAGGGCTGCGGCGGTGGTTGCGCGGAGGTAGTAGTCGCTCATGCCGTGAGTGCCTGCAAGGTGGTGTTGGCGAGGCGGGTGGGGTAGTAGGCGATGCGGCGGATGTAGCCGTTATAAACCACGCTTCCATCCCCATCTGCACCAATTTTTGCCTGATTTACAACTGGCAAAAGCGCTGAAGTATCTGTTGACGGAGAATCTGCATTACGAACAAAAGAAATGTCGTCTACTTTGTAGCCTAGCGCCCATTTTGTTAAGGCAGTTGTTTGACTGGCTTTCAAAATACTCCATTGAGTTGTTCCACTTACAACACCAATAGAAACGCATTGACTGCTTGTATTCATCCCACGGATAACTATTCGGTTGTTAAACGTGCCATCAGAAAAAGAAACTGTACTTCCGTTATATCCAGTTGCAAGAGCAGATGCCTCCGCATACAACGTCCCCTCCGCCGCGTTGTACCAATCCGAAAAATTAGTCCCCGTCATACTCGCCACATCTGCGTTGCGCGTGAGGGCGGTGGTGGTGGTGGGGATAACGCTCGTGGCAAATGCGCCGAGTTCTAGTTGGGGCAGGCCGATGCGGAGGGTGAAATCTACTGGTAAATCGTTAGTAAAATTTGCAACAAGCGTTGCAGCGACAAATGCTGTCGATGCATTCGCGGCAGTAAATGTATTAGTAACACGCTCTAAACTAGCCGTTGGCGTAAACGCAGAGTTTTGAGACGTTAACGACAACCCCGAAGAATCGTTGTACCGAACAGTAAGCGACAACAGTATTACGTTAGTCAGCGTTCCAGCAACCAACTTAAAATACGCAGCGCCTGTCCATGTTTGTGCATTTGCGGCAGTAATGAAATTAAGCGCGTCAAACGTCAACACCGTGAGATTTCCAGCTGCTCCAGATGTACCGCTATAACGAACGTCAATGTAGTTGATGCCGTTTTCTGTGCCTGTGCCGACAATTTCTCGTGTAAGATTGTCAACCGTTGTTCCTCCAGTCCAATTCGTCGGCAACGTCCCCGGCGTACCCGCCACTGCACCCTGCCCTGTGTTGTTGCGGATGGAATTGGTGCGCTGCTCCTCAATAAGCAAGCCTCGCGCTGCAAGCGTCGTGGGGTTGTAGTCAAAGCGGGGGGCGTAGTAGGCAGAGGCTACGGTCTGAACGTAAAGGCCTGCCGTGGAGCCGATGTTAAGCATCGCGCCCCAGATGAAAATGCCAGAGGTGCCGTCGCCTGTGTAGCTAGTTGTTGATGCACCTTCAATTAAACGCAAAGTAAAGTTGCTAGTCGCAGACGCAGTAGCTGTTTGTGTAATAGAACAACGATACCAACCGTTGCCTACATTGGTAATTGAAGCAACAGTTCCTGTGAGTGCTATTGTTGCTGTCCCGGCAGACAAATCAAAAACAGCGGAAAAAGCAAAACCAAACGCACCAGTTGGGAAATAAATTCTCAGGTTTCGCCCTGCTTGTTTGGCATAAATAGAAAGTGTGTACGCCGTTCCACTTGTAAATGAAGCAGAAAATGTCATGTCGTGCGTATTGGTCGCCGTATCTTCAACCAGCTTGTCTGCGTCTTGCGTTCCATCTGGCGATGTTGTTGCATCAGCAGTTATGGACGAGCGGGTTTTTGTCCAAACAGCATTATCAAACTGCTCAGAATACGTCAGCAAATTATTGTTCGCATACACCAGCGTCCCAGTGGAATCAAACAGCGTGGCCTGACTGCCTCGGGAAAAGGTGATGCGGGGATCAAGCGTGTTGGACGCCGTGAAGTCGAGATTAAGCGAAGCCGCAGACGGCCCGTAAGGGTTGCGCAGGTTAGCGCCTAGCCTGTTGAGCGATCCTTGGCTGTTAAGCATTAGTTTGTCTCCGTCACGTACAGCGTGCCGTCGGCGCTGCGCCGCACCGCAGAGATTTTATCCTGCGGGTTGACGCGGATATACTCAACCGTGCCCGCAGGCAGGTACGCGCTGCTCGTCGTGGCGGTCGGGTTCGCGCCGGTGGAGATGAAACAGTCGGTGGTCGCCACCACGCGCACCACGCTGGTTTGCGCGTTGAATGCGTTGGAGGCCGCCGCCGTGCCCGTGTAGGCGACGGCCTGCGAGGCGCCCAGCCCCACCGCGTCCAAGTATTGACCGTTAAGGTCTTCAGCTTTGATCGTCATCTATCTGCCCTCGAAAGTTAAACACCAGGGAACTGCGGCGGCATGGCCGCCGACTCAACAGAAACAGGCGGCTGCATCTGCATCGGCGGGAACGGCTCCGGCGGCAGAATCTCAGGGATCACCGGGCGCTGCACGCTCGGGCTCGCCACGCGCGGCTCGGCCATCATCGCCTTGATGCTCTCGACATCCACCGCCGTGCCGCTCTTCAGCTGGATCTCGTAGGCGCGCAGCATCATCTCCGCCTCCTGCTTGTCGCGCGCGCGGTCATCCTCGAGCAGCATCTGCTGGCGCTTGAGCTCCAGCTCCGCCTGCTTGTTCTGGATGTCCGCCATGATCTTCTGGCGCTCCACCTCGGCCAATATCATCGCCGGGTCAGGCGGCGGGGGCGGCGGGGGCGGCTGCGGCGGCATCAGCGACGGGTTCGAGAAGAACTCGTCGGCGTTCTTGTATCCAGATGCCTGCACCAGACGCGCGAGCGTGTTCCGGTACTGCTGCGGCGTCACGAGCGGGTTCTGCGGCCCCATCGTCTGCAGGATCTGCTCCTGCTTCTGGGCGATGGCGGTCAGCACAGAGACCTGCTGCTCCTCGGTGCCGCCGCCCAAGGCGACGTCCACCTCGACGTCCATGTCGGCGTTCCAAGACCGCGGGTCAATCGGCACCCATTGATTGCGAAGGCGCACCACCCGCGCTCGGTCCTGATTTTCTACGACGAGCTTGAGAATGCCCTTGAACAGGGCGCGCATCCCGGTTTCGGAGAAAATCCGGGCGATCAGCTCAAGGTGCTGCTGCGCTGCGCTTACCGTCGCGGCTACCGCCGCGCGGGTGGTGCTCTGGAGTGCGTCGGCGTCGAGGCCCATCGAGGCCTTGCTCATGCCGGTGCGGGTCTCGCGTACCTCGTCGAGGTAGCCAAGCATCGGGAAGGCGGCCTGGCCGACGAACGGCACGGCGAACGGCTGGACCGCGCCGGCCTGACGCATACGGATGACGCCGCCCACCTCGGTGTTCAGCACGTCGTCCATGTTGACCTGCCCCTCGACCACGCCCACCCGCGGGTGGATGGCGAGCGACAGCGAGTCGAGCATGTTGCGCATGATCGCCGACTTGATCTTCTGCAGGTCGGCGGTCATGTCGAACATGGAGAGCCCGATGAGCGCGTGCGGCTCCGGGTCCGGGCAGAAGAGCGCGAACGGCGAGTGCGAGCACGGCTCGTTCATCACCATCTTGTAGCTCGGGCCGATGGTGCAAATCTTGCGCAGCTCCGAGATGCCGTCCTTGTCGTAGTCGACCCGGATGTAGGCCTCGCAGTAGAGCACGCGCTTGTCGTCTTGCGTGCCGCCCGGGCCATAGGACTGGGCGTAGGGGTTGCGCGCCAAATACTCGTCGTTCGTGTCGAGCTCGTAGACGCCCATCTGCGCCTCGACCTCATCCTTGTCGTAGCCGAGCGCCACGAGGTCAGAGACGCGCATCATCCGCCGGTGCGCGACCAGGGTCGCGTCCTCGACGGAGCGCGCGCGGCGGTCGATCAGGAACTCCTCGGGCGGGATCGCCTCGATGCGCACCCGGCCGTTCTTGGTCTCGCGCTTGAGCTCGACCGAGTAAATCTGCGGCGCCGGCGGCGGCAGGCCCGTCATCGGGTCCACCACCGGCGCGCCCGTCATCGGGTCCACCGGCGGCTGGTACGACGGGTCGTCCATCGCCGAGATGGCGCTACCCACGACATCCGGCTCCGAGAGCAGCACCGTCAGCGCCGAGTCATCGAGCCCGGTGAAATACTCGGTCTTGACCTCGACCCGCTCCTCCCAGACGTACTTGGCGATGCCGAGCGCGCCGCGCAGGGCGTCCTTGAAGACCGAGTAGCAGATCAGGAATCCGTTGTTGTCGTTCTGGAAGATGTGGTTGATGTAGTCGGTCGCCTGCTCGGCGGACGCCACGTCTTCCGGGTTGCGCGGCGCAAACTGGACAATCTTCTTCGAGCCGAAAAAGACCTTCATCAGCGACGGCATGATGCCGTTGATGGTGTCGCGCACGTCGGTCGAGACGACCTGCGATCGACCCTCCTCCTCGTTGCCGAAGGGCTCGCCGCGGTAGTACTGGATGGCGCGCGCGCGGACCGGGGAGAGCTCCGCGTCGATAAACGAGGTGGCATCCGTCAGCTCGCCGCCGACCAGCGCCTCGAGGTCGGCGTCGTCCATGGTCTCCACGAAACCAAGGGACTGCTCGCTCTGCTCGATTAGGGACCCGTCTGCTCTATACATGAAATCGCCACCCGTGCCGATTTTGGTCTATCCCCATTGTCAGCCTAAAAGGGCGCCAAACTCGGCGACCGTTAGCCGAACCAGCCACGCCTCGCGGTCCTTCACCCCGAACGAGAGCACGAACCCGCCGCCGTGCTCGGCGAGGCCGGCGCAGAATTCGACCTGCGCGCCGCGGAAGTAAAACTCCCGCCCGGCGTGCGCCGGCATCAGCTTGTCGTCGTAGCGCACCAGCCGGTGCGCGTAGTACACCCGCCCGCGCTCCTTGCGCCGCTGGTGTACCACCCCGACCCAGGCGTCGCCGT